AAAAACTCTCCCTATCACACAGAAGCGCAAGAGGCGCGTCAGGTTGATTGTGGAAAGTGACTGGCGCATCTACTATGGTAGTAACGAGACCATCAAACAGAGGATGACTGAGGGACTCACAGGAGACCATTTCCACAGAGAGATACTTCATTTTGGAAAATCAAAAGGTGATTTGTCCTACATGGAGATCAAGGAACAAATGGATAGGGATGTCCTTCTTAGAGATGACTATTATAATGGCATCATAAATTGTAAGATACACCGCAAGCATCTAAAAACTTGCTTGACTAAATAATATTGAGGTAACACAATGATAAGCGAATCACAACCTGGAAACAACAAACGAATTGAATTATTTGAAATTTTAGATAGTATTCAAGAAGCAAAGAACAAAAAAGAACGACTCAAAATGCTAAAGCATTACTCAAAGTCAGCCGCATTCTGCGACTATCTACGATGCACATTTGATGACCGCATCCAGTTCCTTCTTCCAAAAGGCGCACCCCCATACACTCCCAACAACGAGGGGACGTATCCATCTTGTTGGGAAAAGCAGAATACAAAACTAGAATATCTTATCGCTGGTGGTGTCGGTGAAGACATGCATGCCGCAAAGCGAGAGACTATCTTTATCGGTATGCTTGAAGCAGTCCATCCAGCAGACGCTATGGTCTTGACTGATATGATATCAAAGAAGTGTCCACACCCTGCAATTAAAAAAGCATTGATTGAAGAGGCAGTACCTGGACTTGTTATGTAAAATATTATGATTCCTTAATAACCTTAACGGAGTTTGCCTATGGTAACATCACACCAGTTAGAACGTCTAAGAAAAGATAGTGCAGAATTATCGCACTACATTCATAAACTCAACAAAAAAGGAGAGACGAAATTAGCATTCAAGGTGGAGCGAAAGAGAGAGTATCTAGATACTTACATCTCTGACCTCGCAAACTCTAGGCAAAGTATTTAAGGAGGTGATTATATCTCGCATCCCACTGTAATGGTGGGGTGTCGTTATATAAATAATATTTTACTTGACATCTCACTCTAAATGCTTATAATAAAGACTGTACACTGACCCCCATCAATACTAATGATTCACACAGCAAGGATATATCATGCCAACATATGAAGTAAGAGATTTGAAGACTGGAGAAGACACAGAGATAATATGTTCTTATTCTTCTTTGAAAGAAAAGATTGATAGTGGTAGGTTTATTCAGATTCATAAATCTACTCCTAAACTTGTCACACATACTGGAAGCATATTAAGTAAGACTTCTGATGGATGGAAAGATTTAAACAATAGAATTAAGAAAGGTTCTGGAAGAGGGAACAGTGTAAAAACATGAGTCAGCAAAAGAAACAAAGACAGGAACGTCAGGTCTCTTCATCCAAACCACAGAAGATAAGAATTGATGACCTAAGAGTATTTGACCCACTCACAGACAATCAAAAGATTGCAAGAGAAGCATGGGCAGATGGTGACCACATGGTCTTGAACGGAAGTGCAGGAACAGGTAAAACTTTTACTGCCTTGTATCTTGCTCTACAGGATGTTCTTGACAAAAGCACACCTTGGGAAAACATACATCTTATTCGTTCTATTGTTTCTACAAGGGAAATGGGTTTCTTGCCAGGGACAGCAGAAGAAAAGTTGCAACCATTCATCACTCCATACATCTCTTTGTGCGAAGACTTGTTCTTTAAGAAAGATGCTTTTCAACAACTGATAGAACAAGAAGTAATAAACTTTCACTCCACATCTTTTATTCGTGGACAGACATTTGATAAGTCTATTATTATTGTTGATGAGATGCAGAACATGTCTCGCCACGAACTCTCTAGTGTGATAACTAGATGTGGACTTGACACGCGCATCATCTTCTGTGGTGACTACTACCAATCAGACTTTGTTAAAAAATCAGAAAGGGATAGTCTGTTAGACTTCCTGAAGATACTTCAAGTCATGAAAAACTTTACAACCGTAGAGTTTACTTGGGCAGACATTGTTCGCAGTGACCTTGTCCGTGACTTCATCATCACAAGTGAAATGTTTGACAAGGGAGAACTCTAAAACATTATTTTACTAAATAGCTTGCGATGTCAACAATAACAATAGGATAACATATGAAATTCGCGAGCCGCAAGAATGTCTTTGAGCAATTGAAAATAGATGAAGGTGTTGTCTATGAAATCTATGAAGACCACCTAAAGTACCTGACCTTTGGAGTCGGACACTTAGTTCTATCTTCTGACCCAGAATACCGCATGCCTCTCGGCACTCCAGTAGATGAGGATAGGGTTGACGAAGTATTTGAATTCGACCTTGACCTACACATCGGCGAATGCATTGCCCTCTACGGTTCAAGTGCTTGGAACAATTTCCCAGACGAACTGCAAGAGATACTTGTCAACATGTGTTTCAATCTTGGACGCACCCGACTTGGCAAGTTCAAGAAGATGACTGCTGCTATGGAAAAGAAAGACTGGAAAACAGCAGCAGTAGAAGGACGGGACAGTGTTTGGTACAAGCAGGTTGGAAATCGCGCAGAGCGATTGATGACCCGCATGGAAAACATCAGTGAGTGATGAGACACAAAATCATTTTCACGGTGACTTTGAACGGAACCAAGTTGACGTAGACCTAGACAAGTTCATGGAAATTCTCCAAGAGAATAGTGGACTCAAAGATAGGATACGAGAACTAGAATCCGATGCCTCAATAAACCCTTGGCAGAAATGGATACATGCAGCAAAGACAATTGATGCATGGCGACTGTTTCCTCGTGCCTTCATTTCTATCTACATGATTTTACTTTATGCTTCTACAATTTGGTTCATGGAATTAGGTGAACCAAGTCTAGCACAAGCAGGTCTCATCAGCACTATTGTTGGTGCGGGTGCTGCTTGGTTTGGATTGTACACTAGTTCTAGCGGAGACTAATAACTAATAGACGGAGAATACCTTGACTGATGAACATAATAATAATCCAATATCAGTAAGTGAAGGCACCGAAATAAGATTGCCACTGAAAAGCATAATAGCGATTGCTGTTGCCAGCGCCCTATTTATGGCAGAGTATGTTATTCTTAATGATAGAATCGAAACACTCGAAGAAGCAGTTGTCAGAGACAAAGTCAATGTTGATCTGAACACTGAGTTTCGTATCTTTTGGCCAAGAGGCGACCTCGGACAACTTCCTGAAGATGTCGAACAATCAATTAGACTCGACCATATCGAATCTGATATTCTGAAGATCTTTGACAAGGTTGAAAAATTAGCGGTGATGACAATGCCTTTGAAAGACCACAATGCGATAAACCACTGATTTATGTCGTATAGATACTATACAGACGAAAAAGATTATGATCGAGGATTGAATGAAACGACTGATATTTCAGGTTGCTGTTGGTCAGCAGTCTGCTCTTTATGAACACTGCATCGACTCTGTCAAAGCATACTGTAAAGCACACAAAATAGACCACCTAGTTTTACGCAAACCTGTGTTGCGTATCTGTCCAGACATTTTTGCAACCAACCGCAGCAATGAATCCTACGCCAAGCATGGTGGGTTTCTGCCTATCTATGAAAAAGAAAGAGCATTCGATTACTTTGACCGCTATGACCAGATAGCAATTATCGATGCTGACATCTACATCCGTCCAGACTCCCCGTCCATCTTTGACCAACTCAAAGAGGGTTACTCCTTTGGCGCATGCGTTGAAAGGGAGATGCCTATCACGAATGACTACGCTAAAAAGATTCATAACTATTCTCACATGCAATACGAAAGACTCAAAGATGTTGAGTGGGACTGGAATGGTTGGGGCGCAAAGTTCTACAACATGGGAATGATTGTGATGGACAAGTCTATCGTTCCATACTTCAAAGGTCAAGACTCTCGTCAGTTCCTAAACCGAGTTGAGTTCAAAAGATTCATTGACGGAGATGGTCATTGGAAGTGGTCAACAGACCAGACACTATTAAACTGGTGGGTCAAGAAGTCGCGCATGAAAGTACAAGACATAGAATGGAAATACAACGCACTCTACAAAGGTGTCAAAGACGAAAAGATATCTGAAGCACACTTCATTCATTTTTTCCTAAAAGATAAACTCCCAAACAAGGGAGAGGATGTGAAAACATTAATGAAGGATATCGGTGAATGAAAGTATTTAAGTATAAAGACTACGACCACTATGTTGAAGCACAGACAGAAGGCAACAAAAGAAAAATAGATAATATCTATGTGGATGCCA